TCGTGGATGATCTCACAGCGCAGCGGCTTCCCCTGCGCGCTCATACCACCGCCCCCGGCCGGGTGTCCGGCGTGTAGTGGAGCTTGGTCGCGCGGGCGTTCTGATGGTACTCCGGGCGGGTGAATTTATAGCCCCAGTGCTTGGCGGCGGTAAAAAGGGCCGCATAGCCGTCCTCGGCGCGGACGGTTACTTTCTGGTCTCCGTAGGTCACGGAAAAGTGGTTCTGTCCGGTGTATCCGGCCTGTGCGATCACGGCGGGGCGCCTCGGTGCCCGCTCGCCGGGGTAATCGATGCTATTTCGCAATGTGTTTGCGCCTCCTTATCTGGTTGTCGGCATGGACCATCTGCTTTCCCGCTGCAAGATCGGGCTGCAGGCTGTCCCTGTCGCGGTGGTTGACATCGTAGATGTGGTTCCGGATGCTCTCGTAGAGCGTCCAGGTGCAGCACCCGGCGCGGCATGTGCCGCTTCGGTCCGGGCAGTTCCGGCCGCAGGGCGGCGGGATGGGCCGCATGCGCGGCGCAAAATAATTCACTCCGCTTCCTCCTGTACGTGCTGCAGCCAGGCCGCGAGCGTTTGCAGCGCCGACTCGCGCCGTAGAAGGTCTTCGACCGTATCCCGGTCGACGCGCGGCATGCTCTGCAGGATCTCCCGGTCGTTGGCGCAGTCATCGGCAAAGGCCAGGACGGCGTCGACGATATCGTCCAGCTGATCCGGCCGGAGCTCGACCGTGATCTTTGGCTCGTCCATCACAGGATCCCGTAGGTGGTCAGGCCCAGCGCGATCGCGCCGGTCGCGACGCAGGCGTCGGTCATCTCTGCGTACCCGGCGATCACCGCCAGCACAAAGGCCGCGCCGCCCAGCCACACGCAGCAGGTCTTCGCCACCCGCCGCATGGCCTCCCGGTACCGCAGCTCCTCCAGCAGCCGCTCCTGCCGCTCCCTGGTCTCTTCCTCCGGCTCATACCCGAGCCGCTCTGCAAGGTTGGTTCTCATTCTGCGTCCTCCTCCGTCTCCGGCAGGCGTTCTGCCGATTCTACCAGCGCCATAAGCCGCTTGTAGTTCTCCGTCCTTTCCCTGTCGCGTTTTGCGAGGTTTGCATGCCGTTCAGACAATTCCGCCACTCGCGCGTGTGCAGCCATGTTCTCGTGCTCATTCGCCGCGTTGTTTGTCACGATCACAAGCAGTTCCAGCGTGTGCTTCAGCTCAAACCAATCGTCTCCGCTGAGAATCAGTTTCCGCATTCCGCTTATCCTCCTTCGTCTCCTGCATCCGCCTGACGAGCCGCGACAGACGGGCGTTTTGTGTAACGAGCTTCTGCGCGTCCAGGTCAAGCCCCTTGCGCTTCAGCCCGTTTATGATCTGCGCCGCCTGGCACTCGCAGACCATCGCCGCCTCGATCAGATCATGCAGCTCCTGCGCATCCAGCGTCAGGGTGTAGGTTTTGACGTTCGCCATAATATCGACTCCTATGTACGCGCCTTGCGGCGCGTTTAATTGCTGGCCGCGGGCAGACGCCCTTCGGCTGCAGCCCGCTCGAGGATCTGCCACGCCACGCGGCGGGCAGCCTGCCGGTTGGCTTCTTTCTGCTCCGGCGTCAGGCGTCGCAGGTAGTTGTCCGCGATATACGCCGTGCAGTTTGGAAAATGATACTCGGCCACGATGTGCGGCTCTTCGTCCGCGATCGGGTCATACGGCTTTCTCATGGTTCAGCCTCCTTCCGGCGTTAGTTTTTCCAGATTTTACAGCTTTACGCAGTTTGCTTGTCCTGCTCGGTCTCCTGCTCGGTCTCCTGCTTGGCTTCCTTTGCCAGCGCCATACCATAGGCAATATCGCTCAGACGCTGCATCTGTGCCGGCGTCAGCTTCTCGGTGCTCTTGTTCAGGTTCTCGATTGCCTGCTTTTCCTTCTCGGACATTGTTTTCACCTCGCATTGGTTTCTGTTCTCTGTAACCTAGATTCATATTATCACGCCTTAGTTTCATTGTCAAGCATTATTTTGAATCTAAGTTTCATTTATTTCTTGACTTTTGTTCCTCCGTGTGGTAACCTAGTTTCATAAGGAGGGATAACAATGGAAACCATCAATCAGCGGATTGATTTCTTAATCAAAGAGCTTGGCTTTACAAAGACGAAGTTTGCCGAATCTCTTCACGTCTCGTCTCAGTTCGTCTCATCGTTGTGCTCCGGTGCAAAGCAGCCAAGTGATCGCACAATCGCTGATATCTGCCGTGAATACGGTGTGAGCGAGACCTGGCTCCGCACTGGTGAGGGCGAGATGAAACAGAAGCTGACGCGGAATCAGGAGATCGCCGAGTTCATGGGCGTCGTCATGCACGACCCGGACGACTCGCCGCGCAAGCGGTTTGTATCGATCATCAGCAAGCTCAGCGTCGACGAATGGCAGCTGCTCGCCGAGATCGCAAAAAAAATGGCCGAGGACGGATGACCGCCCTCGGCTCTTTTTTCTCTATGCGACCAGCCCGCGCAGGAAGCGCCAGACCAGATCGAGTTGTTCCGTCGTCGCAAGCCGCAGCATGCGGCGGATGTCCTGCAGGTAAAAACTTCGCGTCATTCTATCCGTTCCCCCATTCTTCCACAAAAATACCGTTCATTTTTTGTTCATTTTCCCGGTTGTGCTTTCCTCGGCGGTGGCTTACAATATTTGTAGGTTCCTTTTCCTGACTCGCATGATTATATTAGAACATACGTTCGTTAATTACAATTATGAGAGTCTACAAAAATTTACATATTAAACTGGAGGTTTTGCCATGAAACAGACATGGCGCAGGGTTCTGCTTGTGCTGGTCTGCTGTGTGCTGGCCTTTGTCGGCTGGGTCGGGCTGCTCCGTCTGGCGGACACGATCTCCGCCGCCCGCTCTTACAAATCTTCGCCCGCAGAGCTTCGCGCGGCGGCCGACGCCGCTGTGCTCCCCGCCGCAGATCCGGCCTTTACCGGCAGCGCGGAATATACAGACGCGGAACGGGCCGAGGCGCAGGCCGAGTATTACGCCAGCATCGGCGGTGACCCGCTCGACGTGGAGCCGCTGGAACCGATCGTCGGCGATTTTGTTTCGTTCCTCCCTGGCACGCTTCCCGCAGAGGCTCCGGCCATCTCCGGTGCGACCGGCGACAGCATCCACACGTATATCTACAACAAGTCCAGCGGCGTTTTCCATCTTCCCGGCTGCTCGCACATCGACCAGATGAACCCCGAGAACCGCGGCAGCTTCACCGGCTCGCGTGAAGAGGCCGCCGCGCTGTACACGCCGTGCAAGGATTGTGACCCGTAGGAGGTTTTATGTACTGTAACAAATGTGGCAAGGAGATCGACGATGAGGCTCTGATCTGCCCGTACTGCGGCTGCGGGACCGTGAATTACATCCGCGACCAGGCGAAGGCCGAGTCTCGCGCGCGGGAGCCCCGCCAGCCCGCGCAGAAGAAGCGCTCGACTGCGCTGCTGCTCTGTATCTTCCTCGGCGGCTTCGGTGCACATCGGTTTTATGTCGGCAAGATCTGGACAGGGCTTCTTTGGCTCTTTACGCTCGGCTTTTGGGGCATTGGCACGCTGGTTGATTTTTGCCGGATCTATGATAACAAGTTCACAGACGACGCCGGGCGCCCGCTCTACGATGAGTACACGGATGGCATGACGCCTGAGGAATACGAGTCCGCCGTCGCTGGTCCCCGCAGAGTCCGGAAAGTTATCATCGTCATTGCCCTTGCGCTTTGTGCTGGCTGCTTCCTGTTCGTCCGCGTCATCCCCGGCCTCATGTACGCGCTTGGTTTTTGAGATGTCGCCCGCGCCGCTGGCCGAACAACGGCGCGGGCTTTTGCTTGCGCAGGCGACCGGGAGCCGTCTGTAACTTTAGGATAGCCTGTCCAAGGTAGACTTGTAAAGATATGGCAGTTACTTTTTGCAGTCAGACGTCTTGCTTTTTTGGGGGGAATGACATGTTTTGAAGGAAAAATTATCTGATTTATGCCGTGAGCAGAAGCAGACGATCACTCCGCACAAAACAAACCAGGACGTCGCCGAAAATACCGACCTTTCCGTCGGCACCGTCTCCCAGTTCTTTCGCGGCGACATCAAAAATCCGTCCGTTTACACGGTCGGCCCGATCTGCCGGGAGATGGGCGTTTCTATGGATGAGTATTTCGGCATCCCGCCTGCCGAGCCTGCCGAGCCTGCCGAGCCTCCCGATGCCGAAAAACTCCGCGCCGAGAACGCGGCCCTTCGTGCGCAGCTTGCTCAGCAGCAGAAGTCCCTGCGCATGCACCGGCTTGTAACGCTCATCCTCTTGGGTATTCTTTTGCTGTGTGCCCTTGCGCTTTTGGTCGACGTCCTCAGTCCATCAATCGGCTGGATGCGCACATAAATAAAACCGCCCCGGCTCAGCGCCGGAGCGGTATCCGTATAACCTTTTGCCCTTGTGGTGAGAATCTGCTTATGAACTTTACATCTACCTGGAAAATCGCCGACCCGCTCGCGCAGTACATCATTTACCTGCGCAAGTCCCGGAAGGACATGGAGGCCGAAGCTCTCGGCCAGACCGACACGCTCAAGCGGCACCGGGCCGCGCTTTTGTCGCTGTCCGAAAGCCGCGCGCTGAACGTCGTGGAGATCTGCGAGGAAGTCGTGACTGGCGACTCCATTGCCGTCCGGCCGGAGGTGCAGAAGGTCCTGCAGCTCGTCGAGACCGGCAACTACGCGGGCGTCATCGTCATGGAGGTTGAGCGTCTGGCGCGCGGCGACACCATCGACCAAGGCATTATTGCTCAGACTTTCAAGTATTCCAATACAAAGATCGTTACCCCGAACAAAGTCTATGACCCAAACAACGAAATGGACGAGGAATACTTCGAGTTCGGTTTGTTCATGTCCCGGCGGGAATACAACACCATCAAGCGCCGCCTGTCGCGCGGCAAGGAGGCTTCTTTACGCGAAGGCAAATGGATCTCCGGCAAGACGCCCTTCGGCTGGTCGCGTGAGAAGCTGCCGAATGACAAGGGCTACAAACTCGTCCCGCACCCGGAGCAGGCACCCGTCCTGCAGCAGATCTACAACTGGTACACCGGCGATGGCTGCGCGCGCATCGGCGCGAAGGCGATCTCCACGCGGCTGAACAGCCTCGGCGTCCCGACCAACTCCGGCAGCCTCTGGCGCACGGACTCCGTGCTGGATATCCTGCGCAATCCAGCAAATGCGGGCTGGATCAAATCCGGCGGCAGGCCAGAGACAAAGCGCATCGTTGACGGCTCCGTCGTCGTCAGCCGCCCGCGCACCCGGCAGGAGGATCTGAAGCTTTATAAAGGGCTGCACGACGGCCTGATCTCGCAGGAGCAGTACGACAAGGCCGTCGCTCTGAGCTATTCCAGCGCCAGCCCGCGCGGCAAGGGCGCATGGGGGACCGTGACGAGCCTCGCCGGGCTCGTCCACTGCGACCAGTGCGGCCGCGTGATGGTGCGCCGTCCGTCGTCCGGCAACCGCCGCGATACGCTCCTTTGTCCCTCCTACGGCTGCACGACCGTCAGCGCGTGGTATGATGATGTGGAGGACGCCGTGCTGGATGCTCTGCGTGGCTGGCTGCGCGAGCTGGAGCTCGGTGAGGCCGCTGCGCCAGATGACACGCCCATGCGCACCGCGCTCGAGTCCTCGATCGCCGCCGACCGCAAGCAGCTTGCTAAGCTGGAGGCGCAGGAGGCCCGCGCGTATGAGCTGGTCGAGACCGGCGTCTATACGCCGGAAATCTTTCTGCAGCGCTCGCAGGCGCTCGCCGCCGACAAGCAGGTCATCGTCGACCGCATCGAGGCAAGCCAGACCACGATCCATGAGCTGGCCCGTGCCAAGCAGGCCCGCGCCCGTCTGGCCCCCGCCGTCCGCCGCGTCCTCGAGACCTACCCGCTTGCCGCATCCCCGCAGGAGAAAAACGCCCTCCTGAAAACTGTCCTGCAGAAAGTCCTCTACCATAAACAGACCAAATCCTACACCAAATCCGGCAGCGACATGCACGTCACCCTCTACCCCCTCGCGGATTGATGGTTATACATTTATTCGGTACGCATGAATGAATCCCATCTAAATGTAGATTCTATAGCAAGCGGAAATCCCTCCTGGTGACAGGAGGGATTTCTTTATTTTGCGATATGCTCATAATACGCCATGAGCTTCTGTTCCGGCCCCGGGCCGTCTTTGTCGAGCAGGAACGCCTTTGCCAGCGCGGCGTAGAACTCCGGGCGGTTGAGTCCGAACTCTACCGCGACGGGGTAATAGTCCGAGTACATCATGTTCATGGTCACGCCCCACGCCCAGCGTGGGACCACTGGTGCCTGAATGCCCATGCTCTCGGCCACAGCCGTTGTCTGCTCCATCGTCCAGTGCGGGCCGGCCGTGCCGTCGGCATTCTTCATGCGGGCCGCCCACTCTTTTGCATCGTCCTCGGTAAATTCCATCATTTTCGTGGACTCACGAAAATGGTCACCACCCAGCTTATGCAGCGCGCAGATAGCATTCGCATATACCGTAACTTCTTCTGCGTGGCCCAGCGTCACCGGGCGTTCCATGATCTCATGCAACTGCTCTTTGATCTGCTCAATGTAATGCGCTTTCCCCATATCACGCCTCCTGAATGCACTTGTATAGACTGTCAATATCGTCCGCAACAAAAGTTAGTTTGCCGATAAACGGAATCTTTATCGGGAGTTTTCGTCCATCGAGCCGAGGTCTTGCCTTATTATAGAGCCTGTCAATGTCAATATCCCCGTGCTCATCCATAATTTGCATTGCTTTGACCCACGGGTTATCTCTCAGTACAAGCAGTTGCTCTTTGCTGCCGTCTGCCAGCAAAGACAACCCAACGCCTGCCACAAAGGACCGCACCTCGTCCATATGTGGGGATGCTACTGTATCAAAAAAGCGCAAAATTCCGCGCATGGCCTGATCTATCGTCACTGTCATTGCAGTTTCCCTCCTTTAAGGATGGGGGCGGCAGTTGCCGCCCCTTGCGTTTACTTGTTGCAGCAGCCGCACTTCGGGAGCGGATCGTAGAGCGTCTGCGCCGTGGTCGCGGTGCCCGTGGTGACGTCGGCGACCTGCTTGGGATAAAAGGTCGCGTTGACGTAGGTGACGATGGAGTTATCACCGCAGCAGCGGCGCTCGGCCTCCATCTTGACCGCATCAAGTGCTTCCTTGCGGACGGACTCGACGTCCTGCTTGACCAGTGCGAAGCTGTCCTCGGTGCGCTGGTTGTGGACGGCCTGCTTGCACAGCGCCTCACGGACGTCCTTGAGCTGCCCGTCGATATAACCGTACATCTCCAGCATCTTGCCATCGTTGTACGTGTTGGCCTTGAGCAGCGCGATCTCGCTGTCCTTCGCGGCCAGCTTCTGTTCGCGCTCCAGATCGTAGCGCGTGACCGGCATGTTCTCGCTGCACGTCGGCTCCTGCTGCCGTGCGGCGAGCATGGCGGCGACCGTCATGGCGGGCGCGACTGCCGCAGCAACATCAGCGGCTTCCGATCTCTTGTTCTGGTTGAGGCCGCCCAGCAGATTGCCGAGTCCGCCGTTCGCCAGCCCCAGCGCAGCGCCGCCGATGCCAAAGCCCAGCGCGGTCCCTGCGAGTCCCTTGCTTGCGTATTCCATAAAAAATCCTCCGGTAAAAGTAGTAAGCTGGCCAGCTCCTACTTTCATTCTGCCTCTTTCCCGGTTTTTATGGGGGACATTTCCGGGACATTTCTGTCCCATTTGTGGGGACTTTTGTTTTTATTTTTTATAAAATATTTTGAAAGCCTCTTGACATATACGGTATTACAGTATATAATATAGCCATAGACACAAAGCAAAACAAACACGACAAAAAATCGGAGGATGGCAGACATGTTTAATATCGTTTCCGCGTGGGGAGCGCAGACAAATCCCCACTATGACCCGGACACTGCAAACAATGGCGGAGGTTACTGGCAGTTTCTCGGCGGTATCGTTGTCGCCCTTAACGGCCAGCTTGTCACCGTTGAGGTCGACGACACGTCCTGCGGCGACTTCGGCTCGCGGTACTACGTCGACGTGATTGCCGACGGTTATCACTGGCGCTTTTCGGACGGCACAATGGACGATGCGTCCATTGACACCCCGGAGGATGTCTTGGGCGTTCTGCGGTCAATCTCCGGCGTTCTGGGCGTGGACGCCGAAGCGCTGATTTCTGCCGCGTTGAATGCGGCGAACATCTGCGCGCGGGAGGTATGCTATGCCGACTGACACCCAGCGCCGCGCTCGCAACAAGTGGGATGCAGAAAACATGTCCGTGATTTCCTGCAAGCTAAAACGGGAGATCGCGGAAACCTTTAAGGCTATGGCGAAAGCCAACGGCACAACCCCGAATGAACTGATCCGCAAATGGATCGATGCGTATATGCGGCAAAACATGCCAGCAGAGCAACCTTCGGCTGAAAAAATATGATTTGAATATAAAAAAGCCCGCCCGGAGCGTAATGCTCAGGGCGGGCTGCTTTGTGCCAGACGGCGAGCGATATTGTAGATGTGCGGCAGGCGGCGGGAGATGGTTTTGCGGTCGACGCCGATCTCGGCGGCGGCGTCCATCTGCGGGAGTCTGCGCACGATATAAAGCTTCACGATCTGCTGATCGATCTGATCCAGTATGCCCTCGTCAGTGACGCGCTCCCAGTCGCTGCGCGTGAGGTGTTCCAGCTCCTTCGGCAGAGCCAGCCGCGCAGTTATGCTTTCGTCACTCCCTTCGGCCCGCCGCCGGGCAGGGCTTACTTTTCCTTGTGCTTCAGCACAGCGATATTACCCTTGTTGCTCACTTCGAGATCCAGCGCGGCGGCGATATCGCGCACCTTGACGTAGTTCGTGCCGTCTTTCAGGATACGCTCAACGGCGACTTCTTTACCGTCCACGATGATCTTGCTCTTTTCGACCACTTCTTTTTCCCCCTCTCCGTTCTTTCCATCTTCGAGGGCCATCACGGTATGGCCCGAGCTTACCAGCACGTCCCCGCGCAGGAGATTGGCGTCTGTCGTCAGGTACTTGCTGCCGGTCAGCAGATCAAAGTCTCCCGTCGCAGGCCAATCGTGCAGCATGCAGTATGTCGTGCAGCTGTTGCCCTGCCGACGGTAGAGCGCTTCGACCGACGCGCAGCCTGCAGCCACGGCGCAGAGCGTCATGAGACCGGAGCAGTCCGTCTCCACGGGCTTTGTGATCTTGCTCACGTCCCATCCGACGGCTTTGGCGGCCTCATACGCCGTGTTCCGGTCGCTCATGTCGTAACCGATGTTCCGGTTTTTAATGGACGCCTCGCACGTCTGCGCGGCCCGCTCGGCCTTTTTGCGGCTCTTGTAGCGCAGGACGCCGATCCAACGCCCGTTGTACCAGCGCGAGATATTCAGTTCCCTCCCGGTCTGGTTGCCGGGCTGCTGGTTCCAGCCGCCGGTCTCGCCGAGGCTGGCCTGTCCGATCTTGATGCTCATGCCCGCTCACTCCCGTACAGCTCGTGGTGCAGCTGCAGCACGGCGGCCTCGATCAGCTTATCGATCGTTTCCACATCAAATTGAATGCCCTTCTCGGCGAGGAAGTTCACGACATACGCCTTTTTCGCCGCGCCGTCCGTCGCGGTGTACAGCTGCTCCGCCGCCTTTACGCCGATCTCAACGTAAGTGCGGAGCGTTTGCAGCTTATCCGCGTCGATCTTGGTTTTGATCCACGGGATCAAAAATGCCGAGATGAGCGCGCTGATGAGCGCGATCACTGCCGAGATGATTTGCGTGTAGTCCATATGTATGCTCCTTTCAATCTTTCAGCACGATCTCCGCGATGCGTGCTGCCGCTTCCGGGCCGTATTTTTCAGCCCATTTATCCATGTACTTCTGCGCGTACTTCGCGCGGTTCTCATTTTTGGCTTTCCAGAGGTAAAAGCCGCTGGAAGCCGTTGTTTCAGCCAGCACCGCAAGCGTGATCTCCGTCAGGTCTGCGCCTGCCGCGCAGGCGATAATGAGTGCGAGGCTGACGAGCGCGCTGCAGATCAGCCACTTCTTGCTAAACTCCATTGTGCTCACACTGCTTCTCGAGCTGGTGCAAAAACTTTTTTACATCGCCGTTGCCGCCCAGCTTGACGTATTTCTGCCCGGCGATCAGACGCTCGGCCATTGGCATTTCTTCCGACATGATGGTCAGACGGAGAATTGCGAGATACTGCTCGTCCTGATGCTCCTGCATTTTCCCGAGCTTTTTGTTGATCTCTGTAAGACGCTCCTCCTGCGTTGTGGCCTTGCCGCGCTTTTTTTGTATCGCGCTGACGACGGCGTTGACGACCGCCGTCAGCGCGGACGAGCCGAGCACGGCGCAGACGAGCGTAACGATGATGGTCTTGGTGTCCATGGTGTCTCCCTTCCGCGCTATCAGATCGGCACGAAGGCCGCATCCGTCCACTTTGCCGTCGCGCCGGCCGCGCCCATCCAGACTTTGGTCTCGCCGTTGTGGGTGTAGTAGGCGTTCTGGATGAGGGGCATGGCGGGCTGCCAAGGGATGGGATTGTCGGCGGTGCCTTGTTTTACGGCCTGCTTGATGTACTCCTGCCGGACGAGGACGTCGTTGACGTAGATGTTGCGCCAGTCGTAGCCCAGCTTGTCCGATTGCGTCATGCTGCTGTTGATGCCGCCTGCGGCTTGCACGAGCTTGCCGTCCTTGATGGCGGTTTTGAGCTTTTCTAATTTATCCTGCGTCATAGGCTGCCTCCAGTTCTGCAAGCGCGGCTTCCGCCTCGGTCAGCGGGACGGCTGCGCCATGCTGCTCGTAGGTGCCGACCGGCTCATTGCCTTTTAGCATATGCCCTTCCAGCCGGTACACTGTATCATCCAGCGCCCTGTATTTGTTCCCATCCTCGTCCGTCTGCAGGATGGCTTTTTTTGCGCAGAATCCATCTGCTTCGCTTTCCTCGCATGGCACATAGCACCCGTTCTGGTGCAGTTTGATTGGGATCACACTGTCTGCGTATCCGTCAAACATCCCTTCTCTTGCGACGATATACATGCTTTCCCTCCGATCTTTTCCGCGTATATTTGTTTCAGCCGGCTTGTGCTTGCGGTACGCAGCCGGTTTTTCCAGTAGCCGTTTTCCTGCTCCGGCCATTTTTCATCCGCAAAATCTTCACCGCAGCCGTTTTTCGTGTACCAGCGGTACAGATCGTTCAGCATTTTCTGCCGCTCGTCACCTTCCTGCGTGTTCGGCCTGAAATGCTCCCACCCGTTTTCAGATGTCGCAGCGCATATCCGTCTGCCGTCCGGCGCGATCAGAAATCCTCCGTCTTCCGTTACAGCCGTTCCGTACCGGAGATTGAATTCCCCATCTATTCCCGCTCCGCGAAAGCGCTTATATACGATATATTCCATGCTTGTGATACTCATACACAAAAGCCGGAGGCAAAGCCACGCGAGTAGATCGCGCTGCCGCCGCCTACCGTGCCGTCAGTACGCACACTCACGAAAGCCGTTGAATCGCCGACCCTCGGGGAACGGAGCCACCAAATAACGGCTGTACTTGTCGCGCTGTGATTGTACTTGACCTTGCTGTTTCCGGCGCTGTAATACGAATACTGCGCCTGTTTGCTGGATTCGTTTGTATTCCCTCGGCTGATCGTCCCGAATACTTCGTATTCAGACAGCAAAAAGAAATAGTCTGTTGTCGCTGTCACCGCGCTTGCGGCGCTGCTGTTGCCTTTGTTGTCCGTGTACTTCGTCACGGATTTCAGCACCGCGCGGAGCGCTGCCGGGATGACCGCAATGATTGTGCCGGAATAGCTTGACAGGCTTGTGCCGCAAATTGCCGTTCGCATATTTGACGATGCCCAACCGCCGGAGTTTGATTCGCTGGTATTCATGCGGAATCCGCCGCCGTTATTGTTGTAATAGTTGTCGCATAGCGCAACGTCTGTGCCGCCGGACAGCGCCGTTTTGCCTAACTGGAAATGAATGCGGCTTGTTCCTTCGACGCTGGAATTGTGATTGAATCCGATGATGAACACATACGTCGTGACGTTGGATAATGTCAACGCGCCGACTCTGCCGTTTAGCGTTACCGCCTTTCGGTCGCCAATGCTCCAATAGTTTGCGCCCTGTCCAGCGTCGGAAACGGACTTGATAACGCTCCACTCGTTATTGTTGAGCGTAGAGCTCACGAAAGAGAGTGTCAGCGCATAGGAGGTCGTGCCGGAAACGACATTGACGGAGCCGCTCGTCGTCTGCCCGTTCTTTGTGGCGACGATTGTATATGTGCCGGTTTCCGTGACAGTGAATACAACTGTCCCAGTGCTGGTCTGTGTCTGAATTGTTGCGCCATCCTTTTGTAATGAAACAGACGCACCAGAATCTACTGTAACAGTAATAGCCGCAGAGAAGAATGTTAGTGACACCGCGTAACTGTCCGTGACGGATACCGTTTTTGTATCAGATGTTTGTACTCCCAGCGTAGCATTGACGCTCCATGTGCCGGCTTCCGGTACGGTAAGCGTACAAACGCCGGTGCTGTCAGCGGTTCCGCTGATCGTTTTGGAGCCGTTTGTCGCTGTGACCGTCGCCCCGGCAGATACCGTTACGATCAGCTGCGGCGCGATTCCGGTCGGAATCGTGCCGACTGCTGTTGCAAGTCCGCCGATGGTCTGTGCCGCATGGGCAGTGCCGCCTTTGGATTCCACCGCGTCATACGCCGATCTGACTGCCGTGATAATGCGGTCGATCTCGCTCTGGATACTCATGCCTGCCTCCTTAGATCGCAGCGAGTGCCGTTTCGATCGCGTCGGTCAGCGATACCGTGCCGCCGGAGGTGTAGCCCGCCGGAATCGTGGCGCTGGTCTGTGTGAGGCCATCGATGGTTTTCGAGATCGCGCCGTTGTTGGCCATAGTGCCTTCGACCTTGCTGCCGTCGGCCAGCACGATAAACTTGCCGTCCAGCACGTCAGCAGCTCCGGCGGTCACACCGGAAACGTCCTTGTACTTGGCCGGGATTGCGCTGACGGTGACCTTGCCCAGCACCTTTCCCTTGGTAGGTGTGATATCCTGCGCGGCTTCGCCGGGCGTGGCGGACTTTGTTTCCAGAACGACGGATACCTTGCCCGCGCCGGAGTGCTTGCCCGCCGGGACTGTGTATTCCTGATTGCCGGTCGTGGCGTCCAGCACTTTTTCCACTGCACCGTTGTCCGGCATGGTGCCTGCCTGCGTCACGCCGTCGGCGTCGATGAAGACTTTATTCGCCAGCACGTCTGCGGGCGCGGCGGTCGTCGCGGACACGTCCTGATAGTTTTCCGGGATCGCGCCGACGGTGACGGCTGACAGGCCGTAGTAGCCCTGATCCGGGACGACGGACTGCTGCTCCTTGGTCGGGGTGACGGATTTGGTCTGGAGGTTGTAGTTGCCGCCGCCGGAGACGCCCTTGACCGTGCCGGAGCCGTTGTGATAGCCCGCGGGGATGGTATAGGACTCGCCCTCCTTGACCTGCGCGTCAACCGCGCCCTGATTTTTGATGGCTGCCGCCTTGTCGGCCAGCGCGTCTAGCTTGTCGGTGCTCGCGGCGAGACCGAGGCCGACGAGCCAGGTGCGGATCTTGTTCCGCGCGGTCTGCAGTCTGGTTACTTCTGTCTGTGTGCTCATAAAATCACTCCTTTAGATTGTCGCCAGCAGGGCGTTGATGTTGCCGACCTCGGTATAGACGGCGGCTGAGGTGACGGGCTTGGTGTTGTCCTTCTCGACGGCCGCGGCCGTGTCGACGGACAGGGTATTGGTGGCTGCGTCGAGCTTGAGGCCGTCGCCGATGTTGTATCCGCCGCCGGTGCCGCCGCCGGAGCTGCGGGCCTCGTTGATAGCGTCGACGAGGTTGCCCTTGTTGTATGTCTTGAGGTTGTCCAGATCGCCGATCTGCTTCTGCAGCTGCGCCCAGACGGGCAGGGACGGGTCGGCCGAGGCGTCGCCGGACGGATCCGCGCCGGGCTGGACCTTGCCGAGGCTCACCCAGACTGTCGGCAGGATGACGCCGCTTTTGTTCGCGCCATAGACGCCCACGCGGGCGTGGCGGCCCGGGACGGCTAGAACTTCGTGCGGGACAGGAACAGTATCCCCGTCCCAGCTCGCCGCCAGAACGTCGACGGTGGTCTTGCCGTTGGTAAAGACGGCGGTCTTCGTCAGCCCGTCCCACTCTGGCGAGAAGACGAACTGCACCGTCACGGCCTTGGCCATGCCCGCCGTCAAAAGCTCCGGCGGCGACGCCAGATGCGCGCACGCGCGGGAGCAGTGGATGGTGATCATGCGTTATCAGCTCCTTCTTTGCCGCCCGAAAGGGCGGCTTTTTCTTTCCTGTTGTGGTCTATCCGATCACGGTTCCATTGACCAGTAGCTTCCCGTTGCTATTGCACGCCAGCGTCGCGTATGTGTTTGCGTTGTTCACCACATACACTTTTCCGAAGCACCCGCCGTCAAACCAGTTGTTTACCGCGCCGATGTATTCATCTCCATGTATGCCGACGAGAAACCTGCTTCCGCTCATTCTTACGCCATATCCGTTTTTTATGATCCTGTCTTGATATCCGCTGGTTCCGCCACCTCCGCCGCTTCCCGGCGGCCCGACAACGTACTCGACGATATAGCTGCCGGAGATCCGCGCGACCTTGACGCGGTCTCCCGCGGCAAAGGTGGCGGACGTGTTGCATTTATAGTGCTTTGTTGTGGCTTCAGTCTGCCCCTCGAGGATGAGGGACAGACCATCGTCATAGACCGCGCCGACGGTCGCCAGAAAGTTTTCCGGCAGATTTTCGTCCGGCATGCTGATCGATGATACAAATAAGCTGTTGATGCCCTCCATCAGGCGATCACCGTCCTTTTTGCTGAGTGTGTCATGAGGCTGCCGGGCTGCATGGTTACAGACCAGCCGGTCTCGAGATAGATGCCGCCGATCTCGTCGTGCGTCAGGGCGAGGATGTCGCCGACGCCGTGGCCCGGCTCGGCCAGCGTATAAAATGTGATCGTGCGCGTGGCCAGCAGCGATTCGTTGCGGCGCTTGTTGGCGTAGGCCTGCAGCTCCTCCTGCGAGGCGATGTTGTCCACCCGCTCGACGGAGGTGATGCGCATGCCGCGCTTGAAGGTGGATTTTTTGGACGCCGGGTTGTCGTTGACGGCGGTCGCCACCATTGCTGCGTCCATATCCGGGTTGTTGCAGGTCACGACAAAAACGTTCGGTGCGTCAAAGATGTCCGTCTCGTCGGACCAGTCCTGCCCGGGGTGCTTTTCCGGGAGGAACAGGTCCATCGTTCCGTAGCGCCAGTCGATGATGGCGGCGGATGGCTCCTGGTACGGCTCGAGGCGGCAGACACCGTCGGCGTCGAACCAGAGGTTCTCGTAGTTGATCTCGGAGAGCAGCGCATTGACGATCGTCAGGTAGCTCGTGCCGATCGGCCAGTCCTCGCGGTCTGTGGCGAGGACTGCGTCGTTCGGCGCCGCGATCACAAGCGTGATACCGCAGGCGGTCAGGAGCTTTCGGATCTCCGTGAGGTAGGACGCTCCGGCCGCAAGATGCAGGAGCGTCTCTGTTTTTTGCGTGTACACCCGCCAGCAGCGGTCGTAAGCCTCGATCTCGACGCGCGTGCCGGAGCTGCTTCCCTTGTTGCTGACGGTCGCGGCCTGATAGATGCCAAGCGATGTTTCGACGCCGTTGATGCTGATCCACGGGCGCAGCTCGTCGGACTCCAGTTCCGCGAGATCGTTTGGCAGGAAGCTGCCTTTGAAGGAGCCGTGCAGGGTGGCTGTCCGGTCGCACATGATCTGCGGGGCGCTGCCGGTGTCCCATTGGAGGTGGGTGATTGGTGCGCCGTTCCGGAGCACGTCGATGCGGTAGCTAACGTCACGGGTCAAGGGTGATCGCCTCCTCCCAGTTGGTGTGCGAGACGGTAAAGGCGTAGCGGCGCATAAACTCGTCGATGTTGCTCTCCAGCGACGGAAGCGTGCCGATCGCCATATTGCCGTAATGATCTTTCAGGCAGACGAGGCGGCCTACAAGGGCTTCCAGCGCGAGGGCAGCGTCCCGCTGGCTGTGCGGCCATGCGCAGGCGACGGAAATTGCACGGTCGCGCTGTTCGCTGCGCTCTTCGACGGGGTAGCCAAGTCCGGTCAGATGGACGGTCGAGACGCCCGCGCTGAAGATTGCGCGGTTCGTGCGCAGCTGCGTTTCTGACAGGCGCATTTCCAGCCAGACACCGGTTTCCAGATCGCAGATCATGTTGGTCTCGGGCAGGATCTCGACGGTATCCGAATTGGACACGCCGTAGTTATCGCTTTCGTCGTAGCAGCCGCGGACGCGGTAGGTCACGCTGCCAATGCTTGTGTGGTCGATGTACTGCTTTTGTGCAGTGCGGCCAATGGCGACGCCGTCCCGCTCGATCAGATAAAAATCATAGCTGCCTGCGGTCTGCCACGTCAATGCGGCCTCATGGCTTGCGCCGGCCGACAGTGTGATCACCTCGCCCTCGGTGTGCGAAACGGGGAGCGCGGCTGCGCTCCACTCGGACCACATGCCGTACTTGTTCTGCACGCGCACGCGAACGGTATAGCTGCCGTCTGCGAGGTAAACAGGGGAGCGCCATGCCTTTTCTGTGCCGTAGACCGTGCCGGAGGCGTAGCCGCTCGAGAGCGTCAGCTGATAGGCTTCCTGCTCGGAGGTCTGCCAGGTGATGCGCGGGCGCGGGCCGGTGGACTGGATCACGATGGACGGTGCGGACGGTGCGTTGATGGCGATAAACTCTGCCTTGTCGCTCCATTCCGACGGCGTTCCGTCTGTGTTGTAGGTGCGCACGCGCCAGTATTTTGTTCCGCTTGTGAATTTGTTCGCCGGAACGTCGTAATACTGGTTTTCTCCCGTGACGGTCGCGAGGGTGTTCCATGCTGTGCCGTCGGCGGACCACTGCAGATTCGCCTTGCTCTGCGGCGTGCCGGTGGAAATGATGTGCTTCCACGAGAAGCGGTTGGCGATTGTCGCGTCGATGACGATGCCGGAAGGGGAGACGGGCTTGGCCGTCGGGGTAACGTCTGTTGTCGTGATCTCCTGCCATGCGGACGTCGTTGTCGTGCCGCTGTTTGCCGTCACCTTTACGCGCCATTCGAGCGTCCCGGACGGGAATGTGTTTGCCGGTACCGTGCAAGAGGTCGTCGAGCCAGATACGCTTATCGTTTTTGATGTGCTTGCGTTTTTTACGCGCCACTCAAAAACAGCGGAGGTTTGTTTTATCTCCGCGAAGCACGTCTGTGTGAGATCTGTGTCGTCAGTGGTATCCCATGTAAATGTATTTTTTTGCGTTCTGTTTACAAAAGCCCCTGCCGACGGTGCAAAATTCTCCGCCTTTATTCCTACATTATCATTAGAGTATTCGCACTCAAGGAATGGCTTGTATGATGATTTTGCACCATAAAAAATCGCCTCTGATGCGTGTCCTTCTCCGCCCGTTATAAATGCGAACAAAAAGCCGTTGCGCAGACCGTGTTCAAGTCCATTTTTCTCCGCTGCATTGTATTGCGACATTGTGAATGTCACCTGCGCCTGTACAACTTTATTGAGTTCGTTCCAACTTGCCGACCCGCTTGTTGATCCATCTTTCAACTGCTGCGGCTGCGTCGCATATGTCGCCGTACTTACATCAAGCGGTTCTTTCAGCCCGAGCGCATAGGCTGATATATACGCTGCCCCCCAGCTCCCCAATATGCCTTTCGTTGGCATTGCATATAGCACAAGCTTAACCTTTGTAATGCGTTTGTACTTGTACGCTGCTGCCGGTTCTCCGAATTTCAGTAGTATGTTGTCCCACCCTCCGAACGTTCCGGAATTGTTTGTAAACGGCTCCACAAACAACTTGTATTGCGTAAGATCCGAGAAGTTCGTGTTCGGATAGTTTTTCGCGACTGCTGTTGATCCACTCGCCGGTACTGTAAAGGTTGCCATTTACTTCGCCCCCATTCTGGCTGTGATGCGTGCGTTTTTGGCGATGCGGAGGATGGTGTCGAGGTCGTCCACATGATCAACGTAGACGGTGGTGTTGTAGGTATCGCCGGAGGTGTAGCGCGTTTCGCTGGCTGTCTGGATGCGGGAGCCGGACGGCAGGAAGATCCGCTCAAGGCCATTTTCGTTCACCCGCGTCCAGCCGCCTCTCCAGTTGTCCGTGCCGGCGGCGTTGCCGCCCAGATAGCGGCGTATCCATTCGTCCTCCGTGATGCCGATGGTGGACGGATCGCCGCGGGCGATTGCGTCCTCGTAGGCCTTGGCGAGATCTGCCGCGCTCTGCCCCCACTGCTGCGCTGTGTAGCTGTCGAGCAGATTTTGGTAGTTGTTTCCGTTTCCGCTGGAGTAGCCGAAACCGAGCGCGTGCGTCATCTGTCCCCAGCCCTCGCTGATGTGGCCGGTGCTGAAGTTGATAACGCCTTTTAAAAGCTCCGCCGCGTCGGCCATGAGCGCCATTACCTTTGCGAGTGGCTGCAATGCCTTGGTCAGCGCCGGGACGCGGTTGTTGGAAAGGTCGGACATGGGATTGAGGATATCGCCGACGGTCTCAAGCAGCATGCCGAAGGCGTCGACGATGCCGGAGTCCTTGAGCGCCTTGCCGCCGTCCTTTACCATGGTGGTCACATCGCCGTAGAATTCTTCGAGGTACGGGGCGAATTCGGCTGACAGCTGGTTTTTCACGCCCTCCTGCGTGTTCTGCAGGCGGGCATAGGCGTCGTCGACGGCCTGCAGGGATTTGAGCGCGTCCCTGTCGAGGACATAGCCCATGTCGTGCGCTTCCTGCGCGTACTCCTGCATCTTCTCGCTTCCGAGCTCGATCAGCGGGTTCAGCTCCTGTGCGGACTCGGACATGAGATCCATAGCCAGTGCGTCCCGCTCGGTCTTGTTTTTCATCTCGCCGAGCGCGTCGATGGTATCGTAAAATACATCCTGCGCGCTGCGGAGGCTGCCGTCGGTGTTTGTAATCTCAACTTTCAGCCGCTTGTACGCCTCGTAGGCGTCACCCGTACCGGTCGCGGCCTCCTGCATCTTGTTGGTGGTTTCCTTGAGGCTGTCCTTGATACGGTCAAAGGAGACGTCCGTGAGGTCGGCCATGTAGTTAAGCTCCTGCACGGAATCGGTCGTCGTGCCGGTCACGGAGGCGAGCGTCAGCAGATCGTCCGCATTCGAGGCGGCTTCCTTCGTCATGGAGATCAGCGCTTTTTCCGCCTTGACGATCGCCGCCGCGACGGCAGCAAAGCCGCCAGCCAGCGCCAGCGACTGTGCATCGAGGCTGCCCATGGCGTTCATGGAGGACTTCATGCCGTCCGGCAGCTGAATTCCGAGCTTGGAGGTCAGGCCGTTCACCACGTCGCCGAGGTTGCCCATCTCCTTGCCGGAGTCGGCGATCTTCTGCTTGTTCTCGTCAAACTGGTTGTTGAGATTGTTCAACTCAGCTTTGGCGTTGTTGAGGCTTGCCTGCCACTGCATGGTGCGCTTGTCTGCCTCGCCGTATTTCTCGGCCGACTGCTGGAGCGCAGCCTTGAGATACTCGATCTTTTCGGTCTGTGTGGAGATTTTGCGCTCGAGCACGTCGTTTTTGGCGCTCAGCGCCTCGACGCTGTCGGCGTTCTGCGCGTAGGCCGACTGCACCTTTCGCATCTCCGAGTCCAGCACCTTCATGCCGCTGCCGATCTCGGAAATGGCCTGCTTGTATTCTTTTTCGCCCGAAAGCGTAAATCTTGTGTTGATGTTTGGCATATTATGTGCCTCCGTTGATGTAGGCGGACAGGCTCTGCGGCTCTTCCGGCTTTTTGGGCGGCTCCAGTGCGTCAAGCAGGAGCGTCAGGCGGCGCGGGCTCATGGTCTTCCAGAAGTCCCGCTCCGGCAGGTGCAGCCGGAACAGCCAAATGGCAAGATAGCCGGGGAAATCAAAGCCGTTCGGCTTCGGTTCCCCCGGCTGTGTCAGTTTTTTTCGTCTTCCTGCGGTTTCGTTTCGTCTTCCTGCGGTTTCGTTTCGGCCCCCGCGTTCTTCAATACTTCGGCCCTGACCAGCGGATAGATCAGCTTTCCGGCCTCTACAGTCTGCGTGAGCGTGAGCTTTCGGCCCAGCTGCTTCCGCGTAAATACCAGCGGCAGGCCGTTTTCATCCTTAATCCCCTGCGAGTCTGCCGCGTCGGTCAGCATACCGGCCAGAAATGCCAGTGTGCTCTTGATCCCGCGGACCCGGTCGAGCGCCTGAAGAAGATTCCCGTCATACTCGTCCTGCACGTAGGCAATGACGTTCATGTTGCAGGAGAGCCGGTAGACCCGGCCCTCAAGTTCATAGTCGACGGTGTTGAGCTTGGTCGTCTCCATCAGGTCTCACCCAACTTTCCCTTGATCCAGGCAACGGCCTCCGCCGCGGTGTCGACGGTCTCGGTCTCGAGCAGCAGCTCGTCGGCGGAATCGTCTGCGAGGAATTCGCCGGTCGTGGTCGGCGTGTTGAACTGGATGTTCTCGCCCTTGGTCTGATAGCTCATCGATGGCGGGCCGAACAGCGCTTTCGGCACCCAGATGCAGGTGTACTTGGTTACGCCGTCGATTTTATCCGGCGCGTAGAAACCGACGCCGACATAGTTCGCGATGTCTTTTGCCGAGAATTTCAGATTTTCCTTGCTCGTATCGGATGTGCAGCCGTAGAGCATGGCCTGTGCGGCCCTTTTGATGTACTTGACAGCCAGTGAGATCGTGCCGCCGGTTGCAAGCTTGATATACTCGGCAAGCTTGGATTCCGCGTACAGGCGGCCCTCGGCGAACTTGAGTTCCAGCTGCGCGCTCATGGCGTCGCCGACGTCAGTCGGCTCTGTGTAGGTCACGGTGCCGGACGTGTTTTTATACTTTCCCGCCCGGATGCCGCGTAAGTCAAAACTAGGCATTTACAATAGGCCCCTTTCTTTCAGCTTTTGTGTAAGGATCTTTTCGAGCTCCGCGTTTACGCGCTTTTGCGCGTTCCTGACGCCCTTTGTCCAAAAATAAGTTCCTGTGATCTGCCCGTACTCCTTCGCGCGGCCGTAATTCAAAACAAAAAGCACGGTCGCCCTGCGCGTTCCGTGCTCGTTTTTGCCGACTGCGGTGATGGAGATGTACGGGTCTCCGTTTTTGTCCTGCTTGATGGTTTTGCGGTATTTCACGCTGGAGGCGTAGGCTTCCGTGCGGAACCCGCTCGCCCGGACGGCATTTTGCAGCTCCTCGACGATGATATCCCCGGCGGCGTACAGGAGCTCCTGCTGCATGGCCTCATCAAAAACATTCGCTTTCTGGAGTGTGGCCATGAGCTCGTCGACACCTGTGATGGAGATGTTAGCCATAGGCTGCGCCCTCCGTCTCGGCGATGAGCGCGATCTGCGTGCGGCCCGTCTCCTTGTCGTAGGTCTCCATGTCGACGGTAGCAATGTAGCCTGCGGCCTCCAGCGCGGCTTTTACGCGCTTTAAAAGCCCGGCAGCAAAGCCCTCGGCAAAGATGGAAACGGCGTACTGCACGCCGGTCTCGGCCTCTCCGCCCTCGGCGTAGAACTGCCCGGACTGGCCGAGCAGCTGATAGGTGATGTAGGTTTCTTCTCCGCCCTTGTACGGCGGATGGCAGACCGGGACGCCCAGGTCTGCCAGCGCTTCATAGATCATCATGCGCCGTCCCTCCGTTTGCAGGTCAGCTCTACCTCTTCCGTCTCCGCGCCGTAACTGCGGACGACGTCAAAGACGTCCGAGCCGCAGGTGAGCTGCTGCTCGCCGCCGTATTCCGCGCTGTGCATGCGGAAAATTGCGTCCGTGCGCTTGCCGGCTTGCGCGGCCTGATAATACTCGGCGCGGTTTACGGACTTGCGGGCAGCCCAGACGGTGGTTTCTCGCTCGAGCTTTTCCGTCGTCTGGCCGTTTACGATGGGGTAGGAGAACAGGCGCAGCGTGATCTGGGTGTCAAAGATCACAGCACGCGCCCCCTCCCTCGGCGCCCGGCGAATAGTCGTCGGACAGGCCCATCGCGTCGCGCAGCTCCTCAAAGCACGTCTTCCATTCTTCGCCCCGGCCGCAGAAATCATGCTGCCAGCGGACGAAGGCTCGGACGGCGTCTTTGACCAGCGGGTCTTCGTCCGCCCCCTCTGCGCCCGCAAGGTGCAGGCGCAGAAGGCAGGCGTCGACCTCGTCGGCGAGCTCATCGTCAAGCGCAGTTGTGGTCAGCCGCAGGGCGGTTTTTGCAACGTTGATCAAAGCCATTGGTCATCCCTCCCTGTTGGCTTCGCGCCGTCAGGCCTTCTTCTTGGTCAGCGTGACGAGGCTGTTCTTGTCGACGACCTTACCGTCGACGAGCGCCAGCGCGACGGTGACCTCGTCGTCGGTCGCGTTGTCGGTGTACTTGCGGAAGGTCATGCCCAGATTTTCGTTCCAGAGGTAGTCCTTGAAATTGAAAATGAACGCAAAGATCGTGTCCGCAGTCACGCTCGCCGTGAAGGACGGCAGATAGTCGCCGACGAGGACGACCTCGCGGCCAAAGAGCGAATAGACGGGCTTTCCGCTGAGCCCGTAATTAACGCGGGCGACGGGCTGCTTCTTGTCGTCCACCATGCCGACGATCTGCTCGAAGAAAGTCTTCTTCGACATGCACCAGACGGCGTCCGCGTCGTAAGCCTGCGGCAGCGCGGCCTCTGCCTTGGTCAGGTCGGCGTATGCCAGTGCGGTCGTTGCGGCGGCGATGTCGATGTTCTGGCCGGTCGGCGCGGTCTCCTTGGTGATGCCCTTCGGCTGGCCGGAGCCGGAGCCGCTGATAATGGACTGCTCCTCGGCCTTTACCATAGCCTCGGCGACGTTCGCGACAAACTGCGATTCAAACATCGGGTATGTCACGATGGATACCTCGAGAGACATGGAGATTGCGCAGCGCAGCTTGTGGTAGGCGAACGTGATGGAGCCGAGTGCCTTTTTCTGCTTGTCGGAGCCTTCGCCTTCCGCGACCCACGAGGCGGTCGGCTTGGCGGAGCTGGTCGGGACGGTCACGCCGCCCTTGTAGGACGTGTGCGTCACGCGCGGCAGGATCATGCCGGTCGCTTCGATCTTCTCGTAGATCTTCTGCAGCGTCGTGGTCGGGATGTCCGCGCCGACGTCGGAGGTCTTGGTGTTTGCGTCCGCGTTGGTCAGCTCTGCCGGGATCTTCTTGCCGGTCAGGACGTAGTTCATAAAGGCCCGCTTGTACTCGTCTGTGTCGTACCGGTCGAGCACGTCCGGCGTCTTTGCCGTGCCGGACAGGTCGACGGACTGTGCCGCCGCAGCCGGTGCCGCAACCTTCTGGCCCGCAAGCGCGTTGAGGTTTGCCTGAATCTTGGCTTCCTCCTCAAACTTGGCGTCGAGGGCCTCGACTTCTTTCATCTTGGCCTGTGCCTCTGCGGTCTTGCTTTCGTCCAGCAGCTTCTGGGCGTCGTCCATGAGCTTCTGGCGCTGGATGTTGTAAATTTCCTTTGTCATTTCAATTCTCCTTTGAGTTTTAAAAATTTCAGTTTTGCTTCTGCCTGCGCCCGTTCGGGCATAAAAAAATCAGGCTCTGCGGCCTGACCTTTTAAAAAGTTTTCCGCGCGCCGGAGCGCGTCTTCGCTGAGCATGCCGGAATAAAAATCCGCTGCCAGCGGCTTCTGGCCGGTATCCGGCTGCATCACGCGGTCGACGAGGCCGAGCTCGACGGCCCGATCTGCCGTGATCCAGGTCTCGGCGTCCATCATGGCGGCGATCTCCGCTTCCGGCCTGCCAGTCTTGGCGACGTAGGCCGAGATAATGGCGTGGTTGGCGTCGCGCAGGACACCCGCGGTGTGCTCCATCTGGCGGTAGTCGCCGTCGGCGCTGGACTGGACGTTGTGGATCATCATCATGCCGGTCGGCGTCATCTCCGACTCGCCCGCCATGGCGATGATGGACGCGGCCGAGGCCGCGAGGCCGACGATGCGGATGTGGACACCGCCGGCGTAGCTGCGCAGGGCGGTATAGATCTCGCTTGCGGCGAAGATCTCGCCGCCGCCGGAATTGATCTCGACTTCCGCCCGCTCGCCGTTTCCCTTGGCAAGTGCGTCGGCTACGGATTTAGGGCTCGTCGCCTCCATGCCGTACCACTGATAAAAGCGGTGCTGATTGCTGGATACGATGGGCCCGCGAATGCTGATCTTCATGCGGTTTCATCTCCCTTCTGGTTGGTATTCTGATTGACCGGCTGCGTATCGAGCCGCCGGATTGGCTTGTCGCCGCCTTCGACCGGCGCGAGGTTAAAGGCGCGGCGCCATTCGTTCGGCGTCAGCGCGCCTCGGTCGACCATCTGCAGGAGGTTGAGCTTGGTCGAGGTCGAGGCGAAGTCCCACGCGGACGCCTCAAAGACGATGCGGTTGCCGCAGCCGCGCTCGCGCCGAGAAAATAGCTTGCGGGTGTACTCGCCGCTGAGCTGCTTCAGCACCGGCTCGATCTCGGCGTCAAAATAGGCGTTCTGCTCATCCTCCGTCGCAATGGATGTGACGATGTGCGGGTTGGTATTAAACAGGGCATAGATGCGCTGCGTGGTCTTATCCATCTGTGCGGCGTTCGGGACGTAGTCCTTGGGGTCGATCTGCTTGGCCTCGGCCTTTGCGTCGACGGCCGCGACGCCCGTTCCGTTGGAAACATTGAGGAAACTGTCGGCAAAGTCCTGCGCGCGCTTCTTGATATCCTCCGAGCGCATGGAGGATGCGAACATCAAAAGCCAGCGGATGACGGCGCTGTTTCGGATGGCCTTGACGATGCCCTGATCCGTCGTGGCGACGATCTCCATGAGCGGCACGATGGCCGGCGCGATGGGATCTCCGAATATGTCGTTCTCGTAAAAATCCCCGCGCAGGTGGATGATGTCGTCATAGGCAAACGTCAGCACAGTGCCGTTCTGCATGTAAAATTTCAGGTACAGATTCCCGCCAGCGTCATAGACTGCATCTGCCTGCATGGCCGCGACCGGGAAAATGGCGTTTGGCAGGCCGTTTTCATCCCGCAGGATCACGGCGAAGGCGTTGTTGTTTAGGACCAGCTGTGCGGCCAGCTTTTCCTGCAGCATCTGGCCGGTCATGTACTGGTTCGGTTCCTCGAGCAGGAACCGGATATACGGCTCCGGATTTACGGCGATCTTCCGCGTCTGGGCGGTGATGGTCTCCCGGATGTGCTTGGCCGTCAGCTTGCCGATTGCCTTGATCTTGGGTCGGATGCAGGCGCGGACGATATCGGACTGATACATTTTGCCGTTGTAGCTGTAAAAGCCATTTCCGCGCTCCTGCACCATCTGAACGGTCGAGACGCGCTTGGTCGTCGTGATATTCGTCAGGAGGTTTTTAAAAAATCCCATTGTCTCACTCCTAGAGCATACTGGTGTATTCCGCCTGCTTCTGATCGTAGATCGTGTAGGCGTCGAGCAGAGCCGCCGTTCCGTCAATGCGGCGCGTGGACTTGCTCGTCTTGTGCGGCTGGATATTGCCGTTTTTGTCCTCGTCGTAGGCGGTGTTTGCGAGGTTCCACTTGTCGATCGGGTGGTTGTTGTAAATAATGCGCTTGGATTCCAAGTCGTTCCCACAGCGCTTCATTGGCTCGGACAGGGTCTTGACACCCTGATGCACGGCGATCATGGCCTCTTTCCCGAAATAGTCCGCCATGCTGTCCACCCAATAAGACGCAGACCACGCATCATACCCGATAAATGGGATAAAAATATCGAGGTCTTCCTGTACCTCGATGAACCATGCTTTGACGTCCTCATAGCGGATCTTATTCCCCTCGGACAGCCGGAGCAGCCCGCGCTCATGCCACTTGTCGTATGGGATCTTGTCCTCCGTGACGCGCTTTTCCAAAAGGTCCTGCGGCAGCCAGTACATCTGCAGCACAAACAGGATCTCCGGCAGCTCCGGCACTTGGAACAGCACCTTTGCCGCCGTCAGGTCAGTGGTTTTGGAGAGGTCCGCGCCGCCGATGCCGTATCGCGGGTAGGAAAGCACGCGCTCCTGCGTCTTGCCGTCCGCCATTTGGTGCTGCCAGATCAGGCGGCGGTTTTCCTTGTCGAGCTGGAAGGTGTCGCGGTTGTCGAGCTGCTCGAAGTTGAGCCAGGCTTCGCTGGAGGTCTCGCGGATGTTGAAATCCTTGCAGACGAGGTTGCGGACGAGGGCCGGGTTTTTCTCCGCCCGCTCGACCCGCTCTTTGAGGGCCGTGTAGCTCTTGATCGTCCCGAGGCCGGGGTTGGCTTTCTTCCAGCAGGACGGGTCATTCCACTCGCTGCGCTTGTCGAGCTCGTAAATAAACGCGATCCGGCGCGGGTCGTGGTACCCGTCCGGATCTTCGTAGCCGTTGATGATGCGCTCTGCTTCTTCGTATTTTTCGTCGTAGATGTCTTCTCGAATGGTGCCGGCTGTGGAGGTGATGAATCGCAGCGGCTGCGCGCGGGCCTGATCGCCGTCGGCAACGATGTCGTACAGCGGTCTGCCGTTTTTCCACTGATGGAGCTCGTCCATCATGGCCCCGTGAATATTCAGGCCGTCGAGCGTGTCGCTGTCCGAGGACAGCGGCTTGAATACGCCGTCGTTATAATCGCTGTCCACCTCGCCGACCAGACATCGCGTCCGTTTTCGCAGCGCCGGTGATTTCTGCACCATGCGCTTTGCTTCCTGCCAGATGATCTTCGCCTGGTCTCGCTTGGTGGCCACGGCATAGACCTCCGGCCCCGCTTCGCCATCCGCCAGCTGTAAATACAAGCCGACGCCGGAGGCCAGCAGCGACTTGCCGTTTTTCTTGCCGACAATGAGGATCGCTTCGCGGTATTGCCGGTTTCCCTCGATGTCGATAAACCCGAAGACAGTCGCCAGCAGCGCTTTTTCCCATAGCTCCAGCCGGACGAGCTGGCCGCCCGCCTTGCCCTTGGAGTGGTGGCAGTAGTTTTCAAAAAATTCGAGGACGTGGTTTGCCCGGCGCGTGGAATAATAAAACTCGGAATCCGTGTTTTCAAGCTGCGCGACCACATGTCTGTAGGTCTTCTGCACCTTGAGGCTCACCGTTTCACGTCCGGACTGGATCGCGGCCCAGTATTCGAGGATCGGATTGTACGTTTCTGGATAGCGCGTCACAGCTCGTCACGCTCCCGGACAAAGCTTGCAAAGCCGTCGTCCTCCTGCTTTGGCGCGGTGTCCGGCTTCGGCAGGAGCGCCGTGAGCTGCTTGATGATCTTCTGGTAGTTCGCGTTCGTGGAGTTGTACGCCTGCCCGATCGGCCGGGCGCGGTCATAGGGCTCGAGCCGCTCCGACTGCTGGAATTTCTCCGTCCAGCCGTTTTCCCGCAGGTCGTCTGCCATGTCCTCGCACTCGATGCGCATAAATGCCGCCTGATCGATGAGGCCTGCGACAGTCCCTGCCGCTTCCTTCGGCAGAAGCTTGTAGATCCTCCGGAGTCTGGTCTTTTCGGCGCGGATACGCTGTTCCTTTGTCTTTTCCTGCCTGTTCGCCACAAAAACCGCCTCCTTTTCGCGTGATTTTTGCCGTCTGTCCGCGCGTGCGCGTAGATTACTTATCGCCGTGCTTTTGTAGGGGGGGCTCGCGAACGGCCTGCGTATTCTTCCGAGGTAGGGCGTGCGGTGATCTAGCCGGCGCCCCGGCCTCGCGCGACGGGGGGGATCGGGTCTCCGGCGGCGTCGAAGAAAATTTTTTGCGTCAGAGATCTTGCGACGCCGTGACCGTCGAACTGATCGTGGCAGTCCTTACAGACGTACTCGAGGTTGGAGTAGGACAGGCTGACGTCCGGGTCGGTGATGTTGTCCGGCGTGAGCGCCCGCTTGTGATGGACGATGTAGCCCGGCTTGTCCCGGCACTCTTCGCACAGCCCGCCGTCGATGGTCCGGCGGAACTTGATATACCCGGCGCGGCATTTCTTCCAGCGCCCGGACGCGTAAAAGCGTGCGGCCCATGGCTGCATCCTGTTCCCTCCAATTCTTCACGCTATCACTGTAGCACAGATTTTAGGCTCTGTTAGCTCAACTTTTGCGGTAGCCCATTGCCCGCGCTGCCTCGTAGACAAAGCGGCTGTACATCCGCTTGGCCGTGGATGTGCTCACGTGTACCTGTCTGGCAGCGGACTCCAGACTCTCGCGCGGCCAGATCCATGTATGCAGGCGCACGATCTCCAGCACATCGCCGCCGTCCCGCCAGGTCTGCACGGTGTTGATGGCGGACTGGATCGCCGTGTAGTCCTCGTACTCCCGTGAGGACAGGACGCGCACCGCAATGTCCTCGACGGCGCGGCCGGAGGATTGCCCGCCCGGCTGTGAGGAATAGCCCGGCGTGATCTTCTGCCGGCTCATATCCCGAACCTGTCGGCTCAGTTTCGGGTATTCGCCGATGGTGCGGCAGACATTCCCGTACCACCAGTATCTCGGTTTCGACATCTGTTCAGCTCCTTCCTTCTTCGTCGCAAAACTCAACACATTTACAAGGCTTAAAGAAGGCGGCTCCCGGTCCGCTTATGTGTCTCGTTTTTGGGATCCCATACATATTTGAAATATAAGAATCCATACTGCGTGGCTCTGGACTCGACGAGGATGTAGCCGCGCGGGGCGACTGGCGGGCGCATCAGGCTGTAGTCCCGGACCGCCTCGGTCGCGGGCTCCGGCTCCGGCCGGACGCAGCTGCGGCTGGCCTTGTACCGGTGGCCGCCGAACTCCTTGCGCCAGTGGCCGTGCAGGTAGTTGGCCAGCGCCGTGTAGTCCTGCCCGTGGTCGACCTTATTTCCGTTCTCATCCAGATAGTAGTTGTGCTTCCGCAGCGGTTTGCAGTCGATGACGCTGCCGAGGCCCCAGAGCTGTCCCAGCGCATCGGCAGGAATGCCGTCCGTGATCAGGTGCAGGTGGAAGCGGTTGGTCGATTTGCCCCGGCCGTAGACGATGACGATCTTGGCTTCCGGATAGTGGTAGACCATGCGGCGGTAGAATTTGTCCCGGATCCGGCGCATCTCCTGCGCGGTATGTACCTCATGTTCGTGGTCGAGCGTGAGTGTGGAGTAGTAGCTGGTCGGCCCGAAGTTGGCGTTGACGATCCCGGCGAACTTCCCGGCCGAGACCCTGGTGTTCAGCTCGTCGCGTTCTTCCTGCGACTGGAATCGTGGCTTCTTCGGCCGGCTGGTCTTCGGATCCGTGCCGCCCGCCACCTTGTACACGATCTGCTCGCAGACCCTCCCGGAAAACTTCCGGCGCTTGTGTCTCTTCACCATAGTCTCAGCTCCTCCCATCTCTGCCCGCTCAAAGCGTGGCCGGAAATTCCGGCCATGCGTTCAACGATCATCCGGACATGTCGTGGCGCCGCGGGTACCATTTACTGCCGTCTGCAACAAGAACCCGAGCAACATCCACACTTTGTCTTTCACTTTGCCCATGCAGATAGCTTCGCCCATCATCTCGTCGTAGTTCTCGGCGCTCACGCAGCTCGAACTTTCAACGATTTCAAAGCCATTTCTAAGAACAGCCCTTACGATGGTCGTTTTTCCTCCGAGCGTTTTCACCTCATGGAATGCGATGAAATCATCAACCATCCTCTGGCTGATGCTCGGTTTCTCTGTTTTCAAGCATCCGTTCGCCAAAAGCGGCATGTACGCCTTTTCAAACACATCTGCTGGGCTAAAGCTCTCATACCCGTCCTCATACCGCACTCGGTATCCATTTTCTGTTTTCTCCGCCTCTACCATTTTTGTTCCGATGTACTTTTGCATTTTTGTGCTCCTTTCTGTGCCCATAGGCTTCGGGCCATCTGCCCGCTCAAAGCGTGGCCGGAGATTCCGGCCATGCGTTCAGCGGTCAGTTTCCTCGCGTATTTTCATTTCTGTGTATTCTGTTGGCGTTATCGGCGGAAAGCCGAACGCTGCCCTAATCTCGTTCGGGGTGTTCTTGCGCCAGACCTCCTCTTCTTGTTTGATGCTTTTCCAGGCTGCGGCGTCCAGTGTCTCGAGCACTACTTCTGCCTGACGTTTCAGGCTCCGCAGTTTGAAAAACACCAGCACGCCCAGTGCGATCCACTCCAGCGCAGCAGCAAGCTCCAAAATCTCAATGATCATTTTCTTCTCCTTCTACTCCTTCCAATTCTCCTTTGCAGTATGTACAGCGGCTCGGCAGGCTCTTTTTCAAGCCGCCCTTTTTCCAGAGCTCGAAGCACGGTTTCTCCGGTCTGCCGCAGTATGGGCAGCGGTAGACACGGAAGATATCATCCCAGCGCCAGACCATGCGGACTGCGTTTTTCTGTTTCAAGTCCCATCGCCTCCCTCATTGCTTCAACCAGCCTCTTTTCAAGTTTGTCCTGGTCGATCTTCCCTTCCATCGTTGCGCCCTCCTGCTCTACCCACACGCCGTCCGTGCGCTTCGTAAATCCTGCTGGTGCAAAATTTCTGGCGTGTTCCAGTTCCGGCGTATGCCTGCACGTTGGATAGTTGCATTTCTCGCAAGCCTTTCTGTCGCAAAGGAACAGGATATTCCGCTCCTTCGCCCGCGATACGCCGCTCGGCAGAAGAACGACTGGCTGCCCGATCTCCGCCGCAATCTGCTCCTGAAGCTTTTTCCGATCTCCGTCACGCAGTGCGACTGTGCATTCCAGCAAAATCATTCCTGCGCCGCCTCCATTTCCTTGCGCTCTTGCATAAACCCGTGCAGGAACAGCTCCAGCAGAGCGGCGGCGCGGTTGGTTAGCTTGGTAAAGTCCTTTTTGCTGATCTTCATCTTTCCGGTCGTGACGACCTCTGTGTCTGGCCTGCCGATGATCTGGATGGTCGGGTTCGGTTCCAGCGTCTTCGAGCCGTCATCCTCGATCTTGTAGAGCGGCGGCGTCGCCTGCTCCATCACGATCCGCGGCGGGTATTCCTCGCCGCGGAAGCTGACGTCCCAGTGCAGATCGTCATAGTCCTTATAGTCCTTTGCAAACTCATCCAGTTCGACCGAAAACATATCCATGATCCCTGCCATTTTGATACTCCCTTCAAATTGTGATAATCTCCCGCCTTGACTGGCGGGCAAATTTTCGTTCCGGGCAGAAGCGGCATTCGGTGCAACTCCAGGCGCCGCGGTAGTTGTTGCGCGTCGGGCAGAGTGGGTTGTAACAGATCCCGGAGCCTGCCCGCTGCGGGCCGCGGCCGAATTTTTTCTTCTTCGGTTCGGCTTTTGGCTTTTTGGCTGGATTCTTCTTGGTGACGAGCGTGGCCGCGCGTTCTTTCCGGAAGCAGCCGCAGCTTTTTGCATGCCCGTTCCGGAGGTATCTTCCGTCCTTGCTGCAGATGGTCCCGCATTTACACCGGCAGATCCAGTGTGCCGTATCTCCTTTTTTGCTGGTATCCCGCCCGATGACGTGCAAATATCCAAAGTCCATGCCCGTCAGATCGACTACGTGTGACATTTCCATTCAGTTTTTCACCTCCGGCTGGTATTTCATCATGGCATCCCGGACAAACGGCATGAGGATGATGACGCTGGCAGACACATGAAAGATGGTCGGCGCATTGCAAACGCGGTCAAGCATATAGAGAAACATCTCGCGGAAGGTCTTTCCTTGAAGCATATCGCCGCGATGATGCTCTTTTCTAAACAGCTCAGTTGTCTCTGCATAATCTGCAATCTCGTTGATGATCTCTTTTCCTCGTTCCGTAACAGCCATCTCCGGCTCATACTGGATTTCACCATCCAGCAATTCAGCCATAAGGTCTTTCAGTTCTGCTAATTCTTTCATATTTCTTGATCTCCTATTCTCCTTTCGTCAGGGGCCGGTCTCCCGGCCCCTATGCAGGGCGGACTTGCACCGCCTGCGCCTGCGCGTTCCCCTGTCGCCGCAGACGAGCTGCCCTTGTCTGCTCAGGCAGCTTTCCATAAGGAGGTAACACGATGCCGCCGGGCGATCCCGACACCCGGCGTGGGGTAACGTTGACGGTTCCCATCCGCGCGCACGTTCCACACGCGCTTTTTATCCCCGGCCCGCGGGCTTGAGGTTTCGCGGGCCGGGTGCAGAGCCGGGGTGATCCTCCCGCAGCCGTCTCATGGCGGAGCGGCTGCGGCATAAGTCCGAAAAAATATGGTTCCCCGGCTGATTGCTGGTCTTAGTCCTCGGGCTGGCTGATGTCCTTGTGTCGCAGCCCGTCGGCGTTCTCGGTCAGCGGCAGCGCCTGCCGCCGCGCGTGCTCCTCCGGGTTCCAGCCGCACCGCGCGCAAAGATACGGCGCGCGCTTTGCATACGGACAGGCATTGCCCTGCTTCGGCAGCCCGCATGCCTCGCGCGGGCTGCTCTCGTTTTTTTCTGACATGTCAGACCTCCTGGATCTCGATCCCGAATTTGGACCGCATGAATTTCCGGTTGCGCAGATACTCCTTGGTCCGCGTGGCGGTCGACTTCACGTCCTCGACGACCAGCTTTCCGCCGAATTTGTACGAAAAGTCCGCCGTGTACCGCGCTGCGCGGATGCGCTCGCCAGTCTCGGTGATGTAACTCTCCTGCAAGGTGAACTGAGGTTGCAGGCGCAGATCGGAGATAATGCCAGCCCGGAGCATCACCATCAGCTCGTCATACCGCCGGGCTTCCTTCTGGCTGTCAAAGCGCAGCTCGCCGCGCGTATCCTTCCGGCTGCCGTACTTCGTCTTCCCATGGCTCCCCTTGTGAAGGGAAGCTGGCGCCGCAGCGCCTGAGAGGTCAATCTGCTGCCGTGCATAAAGCTCCCGCATCCTCGGCGGCATGTCCGCCATGGATTCAAACCGCAGCCCGCTCATTCGGCGGCACCGTCCATCCGCGCGTCGCAGGCCGGGCAGAAACTCTGAATCCAAAGAGTTCCTTTCTTAAAAGCGTTCCGGCAGTTCGAGCATACGATTGCCGCTTTAGGAAAGCGAATCGTTTCCCCGCTCTGCGCGTCATATTCGTACCAGTCCGCTTCTTCCCATCGTGCATGGTGCACCTCCGCAGCGTCGGCGGCGGGCTGGCGGATCAGAAGCGTTTTTCCCCGCGGAGGCGTCCAGTACTGATTGTGAGCGTTGCTGGCTTCAAAATCTTTCAGCGCCGCTTCGCGGCTGATGTATTCGTCAGGCATGGTCGGCCTCCTTATCGCACGAGGAAAGCACGCTGTCGTCCAAAAACGCACGCGCCGTGTATTTCCCGCCGCATTCGCACGGCTCTTTTGTCCGGTAAACTGTCCAGTTCGGAGTCGATAGCTTTTCGTCCACCGGCGCGACCTTCCCACACCGCTCACAGACCGGCGTCATGTCCATCATATCCATCATGTTTTTACGTTTTGCCATTCTTCTTGTCCTCCATTCTTGCCCGCAGCAGCTGCGCGTACAGTTTGATCGTCAGTGTGTCCTCTACCACACCGGCATTTGTCTTCCAGCGTGGCTTTGCCGTCAGCCCCCCAGTTTGCATGGTTACGACTCGTGCCGATAGACATGAGGATCTTTCTTGCGCGTTTTCTGGTCATGTTTTTCCCTTCATCGCCCGCTCTGCACAGAGGCAGAGCGGTGTGTACAATTTGCAACTCTGTGTGTTCTGGTACACAATAAACTTCTTGCTGCGATCTATTTTCCCGTATCTGTTGCGCGGGTGCGGCCGCTTCGCGCACAACCCGTGCCTGGTTCCCGATTCGCGCTCAAAATTGTAGCAATGCCCGCATGTTTCGTTCTGGCTTTCCGGTATGATCCTTACGCGCCCGTCCTTGTCGGCCTCGGCAAGCTCTACGAGCCTGCTGATTGGCGTATTGTTGAGCGTTTCGAGATCAACCATGTGCTTTGCGGCCAGCGCAAGCTTAACCGTTTCTACTGCTTCCGGTTCAAGCCCCGTGTCCTCGTAGGCTTTCAGCCGTCCGTACAGATCGCGGGCCATCTTGCGGAAAATATCCTTGCCAAAGCCGTTGCTCGTTGGGCCGTTGATCAGCACGTTGAGCGTGCTGTCCCGGAACTGCTTCCAGTCGATTTCCTTGCCGCCGATCGTGGCGTGCAGAAATCGGTCAGTGTCCGGATCTACGTTGATATTAGGACTTGTCAGTCGTTCCATAGCTCTTCCTCCACATACCGCCAGCTCTGCGGCGGGCGGGTGATTGGCACCGGTTCTGCTCCGAATTTTGTCTCCCGCAGGCCGGTAAACTCCCACAGATCGCGTGGGTGATCGTAAACGCGCAAATCTGAGATGTGCCAGCCGAAGCCGGTGGCAGCTCCGAGATACTGGTGCAGCTCCGCAGGCTCTAGGCAGGTTGGCCGCGCAGCATCCGACGGGATCCTTCCCGCGCCGTTAATGTTGATGATCTGATCGCACAGAAATTCCCCGATAACCTTTTGCCGCTTATCCCATAAGCCAGTGGTCGGCGCTTTTTCCGTCTTTATGAAAACCGGCTTGCCGTGATACGTCTCTCCATAATTCTCATCGCCGTCTTTCATAATGGTGAGTAGCTTTTCCTCCGGTTTTGTGCAGTAGATATAGCACTTAAACGGCGTATCCATCTTCGGGCGCGTCTTGCGCACCTCAATCGTTTTCTGCCCGTTGATGATCTTCTCACACCACTCCGGGCGAATGCTGATCAGTACAGCTTTACTCATGCTTGTCTCCTCCTTCCGGCAGTGGCATCCAGTGGGTGACTATACTGCCAAGGCAGTCCCGCATAGCTATTCCGTCATATCTTCTCCATGTATCCGCGCTTGTGCGGTACGCCTCGCCGACAAACACGCCGTCCGTAGCAAGGACGCGTTTTCCCGGTTCCGGCCTCCGTTCCTCCACGCTGATCCACTGCGGCACCTTCTCCCGCAGCGCCGCGTTCTCGGCGGTCAGGCGCTCGATCATGTCGGCGGCTTCGACGTCTCTTTTGCGGCAATCATCCCAGGTGGCCTCCGCGTCGATCGGGCACTTTTCGCATTCTCCGATTTCTGCGCAGCACCGCAGCGACTTCACGATCTCAGCAGGTGTCATGTTTCATCCTCCATTCCTTCAAATACCATCTGTCCCGGCAAAACGCCATCCTCCATCCACCAGTGCATCACGTCCTCGCCGGTCTGCCAGTCGTTCGAGGGCTTCCGCTTCTTCCGTTCGTTGAGCATCCGGCCGAACGCACGGATATATGCGGCTTTAATCTTTGGGTACCGTGCAAACTCCGTGATTCTGTGTTTGCCAGCCATCGGGCAGCCAATGCATCCCACGCGCTTCCATCCGCATTCATACAGCGGATTCATGCAGATCTTTCCGGCAGAAGCGTAGTCCAACACGTCAGATTCCGCCCAGTCGATGATTGGGTTTACCGTCCGTCGAGCTTTCAGCTGGCAGTTTTCCAGGAGCATTCTCCGCTCGTCGTTGTCGTCCATCAGGATAATTCGCTTGTCTTTGTCCTTGTGGCTAGTTTCCATAACGCCGTGTGATTGCTTCCGCCTTGCAGACTCTGCCCACCGGACTCCCGTCGCAATAAAGCGTCCTTTTCCGCCGGTTTCCTTCAGTTCCCTGCAGCAATATCTGCTGATTCTTGTCGGTGGCACGGAATTACGCGGGATCAGGTTCCACATCGTCACGTTTCCGCCGTCCGGCGTCCGGTGCGTATCGATTGTGCACTTTACGCCTGCCAGCTCCAAGCGGCGGAAGGTATCCCGCACATGCCAGACAGTCTCCGGCGCGTCCGCCGTGGTAAGACTGTGCAGCACCTCATATGGGATCCCCGCCGCACCAGCCAGATGCAGCAGCACGTCCGAGTCCTTGCCGCCGGAGTACGTGATCACCAGCGGCTGCTTGTACAGGCGCAGGCTCATATCCGAGGCCATCCGCAGTCGCTCAATCGCGGTTTGTTCTAAGTCCATTGCCGTCCTCCCTCCCCGGCGTCAGCTTGGCCAGCATGATCTGGCCCAGATCCGCCACGTAGACCAGCCGCCCGCGGCTGTACACCATCAACTTCTCGCCCCGGATCTCCATCCGGTCTGCCTCGATGTTCGTGATATCCTGGCAGGCGTCACACACGAATCTCATATCGGACTCCCCCCTTGCCGTGCAGCCTCTGCTATTTCGCCGATCGTTATCTGGCTGCCAGCGTCCCTGGCCGTTTTCTGTGCTTCCCGTACTCCAGCCAGCATTTTCTCTTTTGCGGCCAGATAGAAACTCTTATCAATTTCAAAGCCGATTGCGCTTCTGCCTGCCTCCGCAGCTGCGCGTAACGTCGAACCGGAGCCGCAGCATGGATCAATCACGAGCTCACCGGAATCCGTAAAGATCTCGATCAGCCGCCGGAGCACCTTCACCGGCTTCTGCGTGGGGTGGATCTTCGGAATGTCTTTCCCGTCCCGTTCCCACTGGAACCAGTCGAACACCATTTTCCCAGTTCCTCGAATGGGCTTCCCGCCCTCTCCGATCTGCCGCCCGTTGTTGAATTTCGGCAGCTTATCCCGGTACAGAACGACCGCGAATTCCGTTGCGCCGACAATCCGCATATTGGCTTTGAGCACTTGCGCGGAATAATTCTTGCAGAAGAAAAGCGGATACCAGTTTTTAAAGCCGTACCGCGCGCCGTATTCTGCGACTGTATGTATCTGATCGAACGCGCAAAATACGATCATAGCCGGGGCTTTTCCCTTTTCCTTCGGCTCCGGCTTCAGCAGCCGGGAACAGAAGTGCATATACTCTGCGATCTTGAAATAACCGTCCGAATTGAAAAAAGCTCTTTTCGCGAGCTTGCTTTCTCCGTTGGCGTTGTCTCCGCCCTTGTACCACATGGGATTCGAGCCATAGGCGTCCGTGCCAATGTTGTATGGGATATCCGCGATCACAAGCTGCGCTTTCGGCACGTTGTATTTCTTATAATTCTGGAAATTATCGTGGATGATCTCACAGCGCAGCGGCTTCCCCTGCGCGCTCATACCACCGCCCC